TAAAATAATGCTATAATAGCACTATTCCAATCTACTAGCAAGGAGATATAATGGCAACAAGAATGCAACAGCGCAGAGGAACTGCAGCGCAGTGGATTTCTGTAAATAATGGTAGCGGGCCTATCCTTGCTGCTGGTGAAATTGGATTTGAGTCCGATACAAACAAGTTTAAGATCGGTGATGGAGTAAATCACTGGGTCGATTTAACATACTTTACTGACGCAGCTTCAGCTATTGATAGTCTTAATGGACTTATTGATGGAGCTCCAGAGCTACTTAATACCCTAAACGAGATTGCAGCAGCACTTGGAGACGATCCAAATTTCTTTAATACAGTAGCTGGAGATATTGATGCAGTCGCTGGAGATTTATCTAGTCATACATCTGCAACAACAAATGTTCATGGCATTGCAGATACAGCTCAACTAGCTACAATTTCTTATGTCGATGGTGCTGTTAATAACGTAGCTGCAACATTGCCTTCTGCAGATGGTGTTGGATTAACATGGAATGCGCTTACAGAACAGCTTGATGTGGACGCAAATATTGCACGTACAGATGATGGCACACAGTTCAACGGTACAACACATGCAAATAATATCGTAACAACAGATTTAACTGTAGATGATACCTTAACAGCAACAGATGTAACAGTATCTGGTAATTTAACTGTAAATGGAACAACAACGACTGTAAATGCAACAAACCTGGATGTAACAGATGCAATGATCTACATAGCTTCTGGCAATTCTGCAAACTCTCTAGACATTGGTGTTGTTGGTGCATACGACGATGGAACATATCAACATACAGGTATTGTGCGTGATGCGACAGATGGAAAGTGGAAGATTTTTGATGGTCTTCAGTCAGAGCCAGGTACAGCTATTGATTTTGCTAATGCCCCATTAGCTCAACTTGAAGTTGGTCCACTAGTAGCATCTGGTGCAAAAATTGGTGATGTTACAAACGCAGAACTACAAAGAGTTCATGGTGTAACTAGCTCAATTCAAGATCAATTAGATAGTGCAGCAGGTAGATTAAACACTGCAGAATCAGACATTAATACTCTTCAGTCAGATGTGTCTAATGCTAATTCAATGATTGCACAAAAGCAAGCATCATTATCTAGCACATATGGATTAAATGTTGTTGGTTCAGCCTATGCGTTTAATACAGGTGTATACACACATGACTTTACAGATGAACAAGGAAATCCTGTAGCAGATTCTACAGTTTGGCTTTCAGCACAATCACTAACAAGTAATGGAATGACAAAGACAGTAGCTCAATGGGTTTCATTCCTTGCATCTAGCTATTCTACAACATTCACAGAGGTTACTAACGTAGCAGCTCTTGATTTTGGTAAGGTTCAGAAGCGTGTCGGTGGAGTTTCAGATCTAGAAATTTCATATATTAATGGAGTAACAGCTAATATTCAAAATCAAATTGATAATAAGCTAGATGTAACAGTTGCTTCACAAACTTATGCACCAATTGAAAATGCATCGTTTACAGGAACAGTTAATCTTCCTAATACAACAACAATTGGGGATATCTCATCTACAGAGCTTTCATATGTAAATGGTGTTACATCAGCAATTCAGACACAGCTTAATGCTAAGGCAACAGCTGCAAATCTTACATCACACGAATCAGCTACTACAAGTGTCCATGGTATCTCAGATACATCAAAGCTTGTAGCAACAACAGATACAGGTACAGTTGCAACAGCAATGATTGCAGATCTTGCAGTAACAACTGCAAAGGTTAACGATGGAGCAATTACCTCAGCTAAGATTGCAGACGGCACAATAGCTACAGGAGACATTGCTGATGGAGCTGTAACATCTGCAAAGATTGCTGATGGAACTATCGTAAATGCTGATATTAATGCATCTGCAGCAATTGCTCAGTCAAAGATTGCAAACTTGACATCAGATCTTTCTACAATCAATACAACCCTTAGTGGAAAAGCTTCTCTATCAGGAGCTACTTTCACAGGAGACGTAACAGTTCCTAACGTAACAATTTCAGGAAACCTAACAGTAGCTGGAACAACAACAACTGTTAATGCAACTAACCTTGAGGTATCAGATCCACTTATCTATATTGCTACAGGAAATGCAGCAAATGCTAATGATATTGGTATCGTCGGACATGCAACAATTTCTGGAACATATCAGCACATGGGTCTTGTACGTGACCATGCAGATGGAAAGTGGAAACTTTTTTCTGGCGTAACAACAGAGCCTGCAGGTGGAACAATTTCACTTACTGGCGCTACATATGATACATTAAAGGTTGGAACTCTTGAAGGAAATCTTTCTGGAGCAGCAACAATCAATTCAACAGGTATCACATTCTCAGATGGTACAGTACAGACAGTAGCAGCAACACCTTCATTAACACCAATTAATGCACAAACAGCATCAATAACACTGAGCTCATCATTTGTTAAAGATTCTTTTGTACAAATGAACGTTGCTTCTGCAAACACAGTAACAATTCCTACAGACGCAACCTATAGCTATCCAGTCGGAGCATCTATCGACTTCCAGCAATTAGGTGCAGGACAAACAAGCTTCGTGGCTGCAGCTGGAGTAACATTCCAGGTGGCTAAGGTCAACGGATCAGACGCATTAAAGTTAAGAGGACAGTTCTCAGTAGCAACAGCACTTAAGACAGCTGCAAATACATGGGCTATCTTCGGAGACCTAACTAACTAAGAGTGAAGGGTATATAATATACTATGGCAAAATTACAGGGTAGATTTAGTGATGGTCAGGATTCAAGAATCCCACCATTAGCAGTCACAGGTTTTACTGCAACTGATGTCGGAACGGCTAGACCATTTTTAGCAACAGCAAACACCACATCTGCAGCTTCGGCTGCAGGTACTGGTGGAGCTATGACTTTGGCATGGACAGTTCCATCAACATCAACAGCAGCAACATCCTATGATATTACAACAACACCATCTACATATACAGCAAATGTTACAGCACCAGCTACATCATATACATTTCAAGGATTAGCATCAAATGTATCTTATACATTTACTATTACACCAAAGAATAGTTTTGGAGATGGATTGACAACAACCTCAGCATCAGTACTATCAACAACTGTACCTGGAGCTCCAACAATTGGAACTGCTACAGCTGGTGTTGACTCAGATACTGTAACTTGGACTGCTCCATCAAATAATGGTGGTAAGGCAATCTCAAACTACTATGTACTTGGTTCAGATAGTACTTCTGGAAATACTACATCAACATCTATAACTATTGCAGATACAGCAAATACATCTCAATATTATAACGTTTATGCAGATAATGCTAACGGAAGATCAGCAGCGTCAGCTAACTCTAATACAGTTACTACATTGCCTCCATCATTTTTCTCACCACCATTCTTTCCACCAGGATTCTTTGCTCCACCATTCTTTCCACCAGGGTTTTTCGCACCGCCATTTTTCCCACCTGGGTTCTTTGCGCCACCGTTCTTCCCACCTGCATTCTTTGCACCTCCAGGGTTCTTTAGCCCTCCAGGATTCTTCTCACCTCCAGGGTTCTTTAGCCCTCCAGGATTCTTCTCACCTCCATACTTTGGTTGTGTAGATGAAGATACTCCAGTTGCTGTGATTCTAGAAGATGGTTCACATGGATGGAAGAAGGCTAAGGATGTCGTTATTGGAGACACAATTGTTTCAGTAAAATGGGACGGTCTAGACAACGAATTCGAACTTGATCCATATACATGGTCTAGTGAATCAGTAAATAACATTGAAATGACAACAACACAGGTGTCAAACATCATTACACACGTTAAGGATGTTACAATGATTATTAATGGTAACCACGATAGACGATTCTCACTTGAGCAAACACTGTTCATGAAGAGAAATGGAGTTTACTTCTTCGGAACAACTGGCGCTCTAGAAATTGGAGACATGTTGGTAGAACGTCAAGATGATGGCTCTTTCTCAGAAATTGAAGTAAAAGAAATTACAATGCTTGACGCTCAGAGAAATGTGTACGAATTCGACGCAGCTCCTCATGACTTATTCATAGCAGGCAACCTAGTGGTACACAATAAGAAGCTATTCGCTTAATAATGATTTACCACTTACATATACCTAGAACATCTGGGATATATGTCAAGCAAAATGTTTTACCCCATCTAATTTCAGGTGGGGTACCACATTTTATATCTAATAGAACTGATATAGATATAAATAAAATTAAGACCAGTAAAATGGTTGGTGGTCATTTTGGCTTGATGCCATTGAAACACATGGATAACCCAGATGTCTTTACAGTGATTCGTCATCCTGTAGATAGATTTATTAGCTACTTTAACTACACTACTGGCTTAGTACGTATGGGAGAAGAAGCTGAAAGAAAGCTACAGGATTGGCTTTATGGAGATCAAGCTGAGATTCAAGCAAACTCTCAGTCTAAATTTTTAACTGGTAGCACCAATATTTTAAGATTTAATGAGGGGCATAAGTATATACAGGATGCCGTAAATAATAACTGGTACCTAGAAGACTATTCTACAGATATAAACAAGGTTCTTGAAAATGTAGATAGGTTTTATGCATATACCCTAGATAATCATAATTTATTTTTAGAAGATTTAAATAAATCATTATCGAAGCATTTTGGTTTTACAACATTCAAACATAGAGATCGCTCTAATTTATCTCCAGACATAGGAATTAAACTCACTCCAGAGCAAATAAATAGAGTGCTAGAATTGAATCAGGTGGATTTAGGGGTATATGAGTATGTACAAAAGAGTAAAAAAAGATACTAAGTGGACAATTCAAAACTTAGGATCATTTAATGTATCTGCCTTGATTGATGAAGTATCTAGCTTTAATGATGAATGGTTTGAAGATACAAGCAGACAAGAAAAGGGTATGACGCATAGAAATACCTTTATGTATAGATTATGTGCAACAGATTATGAATGGGTACCTGGCACACCTATTAAAACCGAGTATTTTAACAACTTAAAAACAATAGATGCTCAAAATGAATTGCAAGATATTTATAATAAAATTGAAGAGTACTATAGTGGAAAAATAATTAGATGTGAAATAATCAAATTAACTGCAAACTCTGAGGTATATAAACATACTGACGGCGGTGCAATTCTTCATTACTCTAGAAGAATTCATATCCCCCTGATTACTCATAAAGATGTAACATTTACAGTTATGGATAATACAATACATATGGAGGTCGGTGGTTGGTATGAGATTAATAATCAACTTCCACACTCTGTATCTAATAAAAGCAATATAGATAGAGTACATGTTATAGTTGATGTACTTCCAGACGACATGCTTGACTATCATTGATTTTATGATATAATATGAAAATAGGGGGTAAAAATGGTATATAACTATAGTTTTGCAGATAGCATTGATAAGACTTGGAGTAATGCCGAAGAGCTTTTTCCAGGTGTTTGGGTTTATAGGGATGTGTTTACAAAAGATCTAGACTTAATCAATAGGCTAGATAAAATCGGCATGTCTGCTGAAGAAGAAAATGTTGATTCCTTTAAGTGGACTTTTGGGTTTGTTGGTTATTCAGATAGAAGACCAGACTACAGGGATTGCCATGACATTAAGGTTGGAGAAATCAAAAATCCAACAAATAAAACAGAGTTATTAGTTGCTAATTTATGGAATGACCTTAAGAAGGCCCAGATAAACCCAGTAACTGATTATTGCACAAAGCATTCGATTAAGATGACATATTGGGAAGTAATGAACTGTATCAGATACATTCCTGGACAGCATTTTCAGGAGCATGCAGATGATGGATTTTCTTATAGCGCAACTGTATCTCTAGTTGGATACCCAAATGATGATTATACTGGAGGAGAGCTTAGTTTTCCTAAACTTGGCTTAACAATTAAACCTAAAGCTGGAGATCTATATATTTTCCCTTCTACCTATATATTTTCTCATATTGCACAACCAGTTCAAACAGGAACAAAGTATTCTGTTGTAACAATGCTTGACTATAATGATCATGCTCATAATCCAGAGTTTATGCAAATGCGTCAACGATGGGTTCAAAAAGAACAAGCCCAAGGACAAAATGTATAATCTAAAAGCTTATAAAATACGTGAAGGGTATGCAAATTTAAACCCTCTAAACGTAAAAAGAGATTGGATGGATAATACATGGGAAGCTCATGCTTATCATTGTTTTCCAGTAAGTCTTGCAAATAAGCTAGGCTGGGAGCTGTCGTTTCCAGAAGATATTACCTTTATTTGGGACGGCATTTCAGATTCTAGTCCAGACCATGTAAAAATACTTAAAGGTGAAAAGTATGCATATTCTGGCAGAGCAAATGGAACAATTAGCTTTCATAGTGGAATAATGTTTCAAAGTGATGAAAATGTAACTTTATTACATATGCCAGTTCCAAACTATTTTAGAGATGGGTTTCAGCCATTTACTACCCTAATAAGTACATCTTGGTATAGCGGAGAATTACCATTAGCTTGTATGATTACTAGACCAAATGAAGAGATTACGATTAAAGCTAATACCCCAGTTGTATCAATTCTTCCGATTGATTTAGAGCAACTACAAGGATCTTCAATTGTATTTGATACATGGGAAAACAGAAAGTCTAATAGTGTAGATATGAATGCATATTCTAATAAAATTTATGAAATGAATAGAAGTGGCAAATGGGCAGATTTTTATCGAAATGCCACTGACCATTTAGGTAATATTTTAGGTAGACATCAAGTAAAAAAAATAGACCTAAATATAAAAGACAAATAATATAATTTAGTGGTATCATATATATGTTAGGAGGAGCAGTGGGAACACAAGATAATAGTCTAGAGATTATTCATCATAGACCTAATATATGGGAAGTAAAAAATGCCTTCTTGGATTCACATGAAATCATAAACAGTATCCCTATTCAAGAATGGCAAAGCTACACAAACGATGGCGGTGTCTACAATGACAAAGGTAGTGGGAATACAATAATTGGAAGATGCTCACATATAGGCAAGGAATCTTCTCAATATACTCCTGTGTATGAAAAATTTAAAGAGCTAATCTCTAGATTTGCTGAATCTAATAATATTTTGATATCGTCAGATAATCTTGACTCAGGACCTTTTGTTATAAGAGAATATCAACCAGGATCATCAATGGCAGCTCATCAAGATGCATATGGATATATAAAGAAGGATGGTCAGTTTGCTAAACCAGTCGTAACGGCCTTGCTTTACCTAAACGATAATTATATTGGTGGAGAAATTAACTTTCCTAATGAAAATATAAAAATTAAACCAGATACTGGATCAATGGTTGTATTTTCTAGCAACCTAGATCACGGAGTATTAGAGATTATTGAAGGAAATAGATATCTAACTTCAATTTATGCATATGAAAATAGTTATGCGTCATACCTTACAGAAACATCGGAGAAATAAAATGAATGAATTTTCCAATGAGTGGAATAAGCATCAAGCTCCAAAATCTATAACTCCTTCTGGATTTTTTGGAACATCATCAGATAATATTGTTGAGCTGGAAAACTTCTTAACAGAAGAAGAGCAGCAACGATTAATTAACTTTGCTATAACTAATAAGATTTGGGATATAACAGAAACACATGTTGATGAAGATGGTTTGGTGCTTTATGACCATAATATTTGGGCAGACCGTGTTTGCACATATAAGTCTCTAATGGCTTCAGATCCAACGATACTAGATTTAATCTATAGTATGATTGCTAGGTTAAAGGTTGAAGTAGATAAATTTTTCCAAGTAGATGCAAAAGAAACAGGCCCAGCAATTGTCAAGTGGCCAGTAGGAGCAAGACAAGAACCACATGCCGATAAAGAGTTTTGGGTGGGGCATGAAATTGGAAGACCGAATGACTTCCCTTGGTATGATATTGCATCTTTGTTTTATTTTAATGATGATTACGAAGGTGGAGAACTATACTTCCCACAGCATGGAATTGAGTTTAAACCAAAACCAAGATCTGCTTATTTTTTCCCAGGTGATAGGTATTATGCACATGGGGTTAGACCTATTAAATCTGGAAATAGGTTTACATCACCGTTTTTCTGGACAATAGAAAGACACACAGGAGAGAATCAGCCACCAGCAGGATATATTGGTGGTTTTGATAATCCAGAATATAAAAAGTTGTTTACAGGAAAAGGAGAATAGTATGTATCCACAAGGAGGCACTGAAGAGGTGCATAGTTTAAATCTTAGAGATGATATCGATGATCTACAATGGGAAGAATTATACCCAGGAGTTATTGTATACAGAAACATGCTTAGTAATCCAGAAAAAGCATATGAGGTTATGATGGCCTCAGATTCTGATGCTGAAGGAAAATATTTTTTCAAAAAGTGGGAACCATGGGCACATTTTGGAACATATACACAGTGCAAGAGTGAGCCAGAGCAAGCAATTGCTGAAAAGGGACAAAGATTTGATGATGAAAAGACATTGTTTGATGAAATTGCTGTTTCATACGATAGAGCTTTGTCTCATTATTTTAAGCACACTGGAATCAAGATTCCTGAAGGTGCAAGATATAGCGGACAATCTTGGTGCAAATATTTTAATAAGATTGATGTTCTTGAAAATAAAATGACAATGCAATATCATACAGACTATATTATCTCACAACGAGATATGCCTGGAGAAAAATTTCATACAACATGCACATTTTATATTAATGATAACTATAATGGCGGAGATATCGAATTTTTTGTTAATGATGATATTACAAACCATAAGCCAAAAGCGGGAGATATTGTTATTTTCCCATCGGGTGAACCGTATTTCCATGGTGTAAAAACTATTCCAGATGGCAATAAATTCTTCATTAGAAACTTTGTAATGTTTGATTATGATGGATCAGAGGAGTGGCTTGCAAATCAAAAGAAGTATGGGGCTTATAGATGGTCTAAAATGGAAATTGATAGAATTGATGAAGAAGATAAGCGTAATATGCTTTATCTTAAGGATGGAAAGCAAATCACTTATGGTGAAATGCAAGCAATTAGAAAAACTCAAATGAATGATGGTCAGGAATCAAATGGAACTTACTAAAATAGCAGACGATATTCATCTTTATCGTAATTTTTTAACAGATGAAGAGTCCGAGAAGACGTTAAATATGCTACTTGCATATGCTGAAAGAGACCCAGACTTTTGGAAGGCGATTTCATTTTATGAGTCATACTCAGCAGGATATCCAGAAGATAATGACCCAATCTTAGCTCAATTTGGATTGCCAAATAATTGGATGTCTACACTATTAAATAGATACAAGCAGGCTGCTGCTGACGTGGCTGGAGTAGATGTTTCTAAAATGTCTAAAATTAGTTTCCATGTTCAAAGATGGCTTCCAGGTGCTTTTGCACCACTTCATTCTGATAACTCAAGCAACGAAGGAGTTATGGGTGCATTTACTAGAAGTAGATATGCTGGCTTTATGTACCTTAATGGAGATTTTGAAGGTGGACTACTTAAATTCAAGGTAAACCATGGAGAACGTGATGTTGAGATTAAGCCAGAAGCTGGAATGTTTGCTATTTTTCATGGTGGACATAAAAACATGCATGAGGTATCTGTCATTAAGCATGGAGTAAGGTATACAATCGGATCATTTTGGGATGATAGAGATGAATCAGATTATCCACAGGAAGTTCGTGATGAATGGGCAAAAGAGTTGGCTGAAGTGAGAGCTATGCAAAAAGATCAGCAGGAAGACTGGAAGGGAATTCGTGAAAGCGGATATAGGATCAGCCCTACGGGGAATAGATACAAGGCAGAAGAGGTAGAATAATGCAAACTAATATTTTGTCTAATGGAGAACGTCAATATACAATGTTTGATCTTATGCCACAGAATAATGATATTTGGTATTGGGAAAATGTTATAAGTTCTCCCAACGAACTTGTAGGTTTTATTGAAGAGCTAGATTCAATTGTAGAGTCATATCCTAGAATTAGTCAGTGGAAAAATTGGACCGCAAGTGATGATCAAAGTATGATTTATGGCCTTGTTAAAGACATGGTTTCAGACTTGAAAACAGTAGATATTGCAAATAATCGTATAGAACAAAAAACTCGATATGTCATAAATAGCTTAAAGATGGCTGTGGAAATGTGTTCTGATAAGTATGTAGAGGCAAGAAACCTACCAAAAGAAAAATATAAGTTAGATACAGATACCATTAAAGTAAGAAAGTGGAATACTGGACAATCCATGGGGCCTCATGCAGATGGTCAAGATGGAAACTATGGACTAGCTTTCACTATTGTTATGTACTTAAATGATAATTATGAAGGTGGAGAAATTGTTTTTCCAGATCATAATATTTCAATAAAGCCAAAAGCTGGTAGCTTGGTTATGTTCCCCGCTACATCTAATTTTGTTCATAAGGTTATGCCAATAACTAGTGGAAATCGCTATAGTAGTTCCTGTTCTTTATTAGTGGTATAATCTGAAATATAGAGAGTTTAAGGAGGCCCTAGCATGAAGTTTTATGAAAGACCAGACTGCGTAACCCTATCACCATACGTGGATGCTTATGGAACACAGAGTGGAATTTTTGTTTTTAAGAATATAATTCCACAAGACTTATTAGAAAAAATTGAAAGCGAACTAAAAGCTGTTGAAAATCAGAATCAAGTTTATGATGACACACTAATTAGTTGGTATTCAGAAAAGATTAGTCCTGTTATTCCATCTATTTTTCCTTTATGGGAATTTATGAGTGAGCTTATTGGTCCAGAATGGGTAATCCATCCACAGAATAATATGCTTATTGTCAAGCCTGGTGATAACGGAATGTTTATTCACACAGACAGTCCTGGAAAAGGACAGTGTAATCTTTTGTCTCAGGTAGATGTTTGGAGTACTTGCTGCGAGTTAGATTATGGAGTTGTAGCATATTTTGGTGATTTTGAAGGTGGGGCAATCTTTTATCCACATATTAATCCAGACGGAACAGTAAAGAAAATACCAGATGATGGACCATGCTTTGAATACACTCCGCAAAAGGGTGATATTGTAATTCACTCAGCATTCTATCCATACCAACACGGTGTTCGTGAGGTAACATCTGGCATCAGATATGCATATTCAAACTTCTCTCTTAAGGCAATAGATAATCCTGGCACATTCTATAATTATGGAACCCCAGAATATTATGAGCAGGTTGGCAATAAAGATCATGATCATGTAGTAGTTTGGATGACTCCTCTGATAACTAATCCACAGTTCACACATGAAAAGATTAAAGAATATCAGGCTGCAGGAGTTGAGGGTGAAGAATTATCTGAAAAATTCTTTCAGCATGTAGATAAAGAAGAGTTTAGAAAGCATCTAAAGAAGTCTAATTAGAAAGTGCGGGGGCATGAGATTTCACTATATGGATAGAGGATCTTTATCCAAGGTTGAAGATATTAAGTCATTAACTAAGGATCTTGATGATGCTGGATATTACTCACTACTTCTTACTTATCATTCTAATAACCGTGATTTTTTAACTAAGTCTTTGTTAGCTGCAGATAATACAATTAAACTAAAGTTTATGATTGCCATGAGGACATATGCTATTAGTCCAGAATATATGGCTATGGTTTGTAAATCATATAATGAAGAATTTCCAAATAAACTGATCTTAAATGTGGTATCTGGAGACCTACATAGTGATGAAAATAGTGTAAATAATATAGTTATGTTTGGGGACCAGTTGTCAACTCCAGAATCTAGACTTCCTTATACAAAAGAATGGATCGAAAAGTTTTTAGCTATTTCTGCAAAATGGTATACCCCAGAAATTTTAATGGGTGGCCACTCTGAAAAAACAAGGGAGATGTGTAATCTATTTGACTTTACCCATATATCTGCCTTAAATATGTATTTAGAATATGTGAAAAAACAAGATCGAATCATTAATAAGAAGCAAATGGTTTGGGTAACTGCCCTAGTGCGTGAAACAGAGCAAGAAGCCAAGGACTTTTTATCAAATAATAATATGCTGGGGGCTGAGCAATGGACTATTCTTGGCACACATGATTATGTGAAAAATAAACTTCAGGATTTGCAAAACCTTGGAGTAACAGATATAATTATTGCACAGCTAGATAATGATACAGAATCATACAGAATTCATAATATAGTTAGAGAGCTTGCATTAAAATAAAGTTCTAACTGTAAACTATTAGTTTATTGTTGTGTTTTAAGCGTTGCTAGTTGTTAAAATGTTGTGATATACTTACAGTACTTTGCATTTTGCAAAGCTCTATTAATTTTTTGAAAGGTTTAAGATGTCTGAAAGTGTTTTTTCATTCCGTTTGTCGGAAGATTTTGTCAATAAGTATGCTGCAGTCGCAGCTCCATTTGGATTCCAGGATGCGGGATCAAACTCCCTTGGAGAGATTACTTTTATCAGAACATATTCTCGTGTTAAAGATGATGGAACTAAAGAACGCTGGTATGAGGTATGTCGTCGTGTAATTGAAGGCATGTACTCAGTTCAAAAAAACCATGCCAAAGATAACCGTCTGCCATGGAATGATAACAAAGCACAGAAGTCTGCCCAAGAAGCATTTCAGAGAATGTTTGAGTTAAAGTGGACACCACCAGGCCGTGGATTATGGGCATTTGGCACACCTATGACTATGGAAAAGCGTAACTCTGCTTCTCTTCAGAATTGTGCTATGGTATCTACTCGTGATATTGATCGCAATGATCCAGGTGCACTATTTGCTTGGGTAATGGATGCCTTAATGCTAGGCATTGGTGTTGGATTTGACACCCTTGGTCAAGATAAGCAAATGCCTATTTTTGCTCCAACAGAACCAGCTTCTATTTATGATATTCCAGATACTCGTGAAGGATGGGTAGAATCTGTTCGTCTTTTGATCAACTCATTCCTTCGTCAAAATCAACCTATTCAAGAATTTAATTATGACCTTATACGTCCAATGGGTGCCCCTATTAAGGGCTTTGGAGGCGTTGCTAGCGGTCCACAGCCATTGATTGACCTACATACACGTATTCGTTCTGTTGTAGGCTCTAGAGCTGGAGAGATGCTTGACAGTCGTGCAATTGTTGATATTATTAATCTAATTGGAACTTGTGTTGTGTCAGGGAATGTTCGTCGTTCTGCAACATTAGCTTTAGGTACACCAGAAGATGAATCTTTTATTAATTTGAAAAATCCAGAAGTATTTCCAGATAGAAATTCATACGATCCAAAAAATCCAGGTTGGGCTTGGATGAGCAATAACTCTATTGCTGCAAAGGTTGGAACCAAGTATGAAGATTATGTAGATTTAATTGCAGACAATGGAGAGCCAGGTTTTATTTGGCTTGATGTTGCTCGTGATTATGGTCGCCTTGCAGATGCTCCTGATTATAAGGATACTCGCATTATGGGCTTCAATCCTTGTGCGGAGCAGCCATTGGAAAGTTACGAATTGTGTACACTTGTTGAGGTACATCTTAATCGTCACGAATCCAAGGAGGACTTCCTCAAAACATTGAAGTTTGCATATCTTTATGGAAAGACTGTAACACTTATGCCAACTCATTGGCAGCAAACAAACGGTATCATGCAACGTAATCGTCGTATTGGAACATCACTTACAGGTATTGCTGCATTTGCTGACGAGCACGGCCTTCCAACTACACGTGAATGGATGGATGAAGGATATAATACAATTCGTAAATATGATCATCAGTATTCAGAATGGCTTTGTGTACGTGAATCAGTTCGTGTAACTACAGTCAAGCCATCAGGATCAGTGTCTCTACTTTCTGGCGCAACTCCTGGAGTTCACTGGGGACCTGGCGGAGAGTTCTATCTTCGTGCTATTCGATTTGGTAATCAAGACCCTATGCTTCATTTATTTAAGGCAGCAGGGTATAAGATTGAAGATGATCTAGTATCAGCAAATACTTCAGTAGTATATTTCCCAGTAGCATCAGGACATAAGCGTTCGGAGAAGCAGGTTAGTTTATTTGAAAAGATTGGACTAGCAGCAACAGCTCAGAAGTATTGGTCAGACAATGGTGTTTCTGTAACTCTTTCATTTGACAAAGATGAAGAAAAGAAGTTTGTTGCTCCAGCACTCAACATGTATGAAGGTCAGCTTAAGGCAGTTTCATTCCTACCAATGGGTAATAAGACTTATCCACAGCAGCCTTATACAGAAATCACAAAGGATGAATATGAAACATATCTTGGCAAGATCAAGAAGATTGATTGGTCTGCTATTTATGATGGAGTTGATAACCTAGAAGCAGCTGGTGAAGCATATTGCACAACAGATGTTTGTGAGATTAAGCTTACATAACTTTTTGGTCGTTGATCATTTAGTTATGGTATACTTATGGTATGGATATGGATCTAAGCCCACTAATTAACCGCAAAACTGGTAAGCCTATTGTAGGAAACGTAAGACGCCAGGTTATAGATAAACACTATGAC